AGTATTATTAGTAATAAAGTCACAATTTTAGAACATTTAACAGTAGCACCAATTACTGAAACTAAAATTAGAGATAATGTAATGGAAGAATTCTCCAATTCAGATAAGGATACTAGAATATTGACATATCAAATCATGTTAGAAAAATTTAATGGCAAATATGATGATTTCAGTGATAATCAAAAATTAATCCTAAAGGAGTTGGTTACATCTATAGATAACACACCTAGATTAAAAGAATTTTATAGTGCTAAAACCATTGAGATTAGAGAGGAATTGATGGAATTAAACAAGAAAGTTAAAGACCCAACAACCAAAATCAAAATTAAAGAAGTAATATCACTTATAAAACCTCTAGATAAAAATTGTAGAGTATCAGATAACCATTTAATTAATTTACTTCAATATTGTGATTTAGTTAATGAATTAGAAATTGCCAATGCGTGATAGAATAGCTGATATTATAAAGGAAATGTTTAAAACCATTAAAGAACAATCATCTACAGGTGTAGGTGGTGCTTCTTTTGCTAGTGGTGATGGGATGCAATATGCTACCAAATATTCATTTAAAAACCCAAAAAATAAAAAACAATACTCATATAAATTAGGATATAAATTAGTACCAAATAAAATAAAAGGTTCTGGTTTGGAAGTTAAAAAAATATTTGAGGATGGACAATTAAATGAATATAATGATTTTCAACAAGACCGAATTAAAGCATTTGAAACTGTTGAAAATGAATTAAATGCTATATTACCCTTATTATCAAATGCTAAAAATGAAACTGCAGAATTTTACAATGAAAACCCAGGATCATATGAAGTGGTTACAGCAACAGACCTTATTTTAGATTATCTTAAAGATATAAAAACATTACTAACCGGAGAACAATAATGAAAACATTAAACGAACAATACAAATTAATTAAAGAAGGTAAAGGACATAAAGGTGTTTTCTTAACCGAATCTAAACGCCAATTCCCTCAATATATAACCAATTCAGCAACATTTGAACAAGCATCACATATATTAAAACAACGTGGTGTTATCAATGAAAATATTATAGGTATAACTCCTATAAATTCCCCATTTAATACTAAGGAACCTGAATCGTTTGAATTAGCTTTCAATAAATTTTTAGGAGAAGCTAAAAAAAAGGAGGAAGATGAAAAAGCTGAATTAAAAAAACCATCCAAACAAGTTGAGGATAAAGAAGAAAAAACAGCTAAAAAAGGAGATAAAAAGGAAGATAAAACATTTGATAATATGATCTTTGATCAAATTATGAAGGGATATTATGCTGAATTAAAGGATCCAAAAAATTGTGATAAAACAATGGAGGAATTAAAAGCCATTGTATTGAAAAATTTAGAAAAAGACCCGATTCATTATACTAAAGATGGTCAATTTGGAGTTAAAGGTTTAGGATATACAACTGAAGCACCCGGTTTAGGTACTCCAAAAGAACTTAAAGGTAAATATAAAGGTAGTGGATATGGTGATTTGAAGGAATCATTGAATAATGAAGATGATTTAGAAGCTATTAAAGCTGAAGCAAAACGTATTAGCAAGGAAGAAGGTGTATCACAACACGTTAATAAAGATAGAACGGGATATCATATTGATGATTTCTTTGATTCTGATAATACTGTAGCTACTTATATTAATGGTGAGTTAAATGAAAGTACTATAGGTAAAAACTATCCTGAATTTATAACTGGTGAATATGAAGGTAAACCACAACGTATAGAAGGTTCAGATTTACATGATATGCTAATGAGTGGATTAGATTCTACTAATAGTTTAGATGCTTTTATCAAATATGTAATATATGGTGTTACGGATGAAAATAATGATATAAGTGATGAGGATAAACAAAAATTAACAGCTTGGTACAATCAAAATAAAGACATGAATATACAAGAACAAAAATTACGTAAAGCTATTAATACTATTATACGAGAAGAATTAGCTAAAAAACCATTAAATGAAAACGTTGATAAACGTTTGAAAGAAATTGAATTGGAAGCGGCTAATGAAGCTATGGGTTCTAAATTAGAAAAAATAGTAGCTGAAATTGAAAAACGCAACATGCAGTTGGGTAAGTTGGATGAGGATGAAGATTTGAAAGCCATGATGGATAAAAAAGTAACAGGTAAAATTCAAAAAGAAATAAAACTTTTAGAACGAGCTAAAGCTAAAGTAGAAAAAATCATGAGTAAAGGTAAAGGCAAGAAAAAAGAAGTGATTGATGAAGATGATGCAGTTGAGGCACCTGAAGATTTCAAAGCAGCAATAGATAAAGCAGAACAATTATATGATGAATTGGGTACTATCGAAGATGTACTAGACCAATTCCCAGAAGAACAAAAAGGTGAAGTTGAACGTCATTTGAGAGGAGCTTACGGGCTATAATTATGAACAAACAAGTATTAATAGAAACACAATTATTTAATCCATCATTACGTATGTTATCCGAAGGTAAAATTTCGGGTAGAGGTAATCCCATGGTTGAAGGTATATTAGCCACTGTTGAATTAAAAAACGGTAATGGTCGATATTATTCTCGTAAATTATGGGAGCGAGAAATAAATAATTATATGGTTTCTGTTAATGAACATCGTGCCTTAGGTGAACTAGACCACCCAGAATCTACTATTATAAATCTCAAAAATGTATCTCATAACATAACAAAAATTTGGTGGGATGGAGATCATATAATGGGTCATATTGAGATTCTCCCAACACCATCAGGTAATATATTAAAAGCATTAATTGAAAGTAATATTACTGTAGGTGTATCTACTAGAGGGATGGGTTCACTAGAACAAAAAGATGGTATGCTTGAAGTTCAAGATGATTTTAATTTTATATGTGTTGATTTCGTTTCAACTCCTTCAAACCCCGGATCATTTATGTCCCCACTACATGAAGGTAAAAATAATAACATCAGAAATCCATACACCTCAGTTAATTCCATAATAACAGAAATATTATGCACTCAAGGGACATGTCCTGTTTGGTAATAATATTATGAATATATTATTAAATTTAACCCTCCCACAGAGGGTTTTTTTAACCTGCGATTTTTGATGTATTTCCATATACGTATAATCTGAATATATTGTCACTGGTTCTCATACAATATCAAATAAATTAATTTCTATTACGTTTCCCAATAAGCGTACTTTCCCAACAAAAATAAATTTAGGAAAATGTCACAAAAAAGAATATTGCTTAAAGAAGCAATCGCGGATGCCAAAACAGTAAAAGCTATGGCTATTGCAAATGCAAAGGCTGCTCTAGAAGAAACATTCACACCACAATTAACATCTATGTTATCTGCTAAAATCCAAGAAATGGATGAAGAAGAAGAAGAACTTGATGAATCAGGGTTTGGTGAAATGAATGCAGATCCAGAAGAGGGGTTTAGTGAAATGGGTGAAAAAGCCCTAGATGAAGAAGATGAATTAGATTTAGAAGAACTTCTTGCAGAATTGAATGAATCAGAAGATGATGAAGTCGAAGATGAAGAAATTGAAGATGAAGAAGACGAATCAACTCCATTGGATTTAGAGAATATGACAGATGAAGATCTAGTAAGCATGATTGAAAATGTAGTTAAAGACATGGTAGGTTCAGGTGAATTAGAATTAGATCTGGAAGACGAAAATGAAGAAGAAGAAGAAATGGAAGATGAAGATGTAAATTTAGATGAACTTTTAGCTGAAATAGAAGGATTAGATGATGAAGATGATGATTTGATGAATGAAGAAGAAGAAGATCTTGATGAGATTTTTGGATTTGGAAAAGCAGGATCTGGTGGATCAAAATTCATCAAAGATTTCATATCAGCAAATAAATCAGCAATTGATCAAGTAGTAGCTACAGATGATAAAACATCTAAAAATGCAGCAGCTAAAGAATTAATCACTAAATTCTATAACCAAAATGTAAGAAAAATGGATTCCGGAGCTCTTAGAAGTGATGTATCTGTTTTAAGAACAGCATTAGGATTAGAAGCATTAGGGGGAGCATCAAAAGGATCAGTAAGTACGGCAGAAAATATTCAATCTGAATTAGATGAAGCATATGCTACTATTGAAAGTCTTAGAGGTAGTTTGAATGAAGTTAATTTATTAAATGCAAAATTACTTTATACTAACAAAATCTTCAAATCTAAAAACTTAACTGAAAGTCAAAAAGTAAAAGTACTTACTACTTTTGATAAAGCAACAACTGTAAAAGAAACCAAATTAGTATTTGATACTTTAAATGAAAGTTTAAAAGTAAAAAGTAATTTAATGGAAGGAAGACCAGGTAGTGCATCTCAAGTAACAGGTATTCCAAAAACAAAACAACCAATAGTTGAATCAGATGAAATGGTAAAAAGATTTCAAACACTAGCGGGAATTATTTAATTTAAACTAAAAACAAAAACAAAACAATGAGTAATATTAATCAACTTTTAGAAAGTTCTGCTTCCGGATGGAAGAATATGCAGAGCGATGCTGCTAGAATGGCGGCAAAATGGGGTAAAACAGGTTTGTTAGAAGGTCTTGACACAGAGATTGAAAAAAACAACATGTCTTTAATCCTAGAAAACCAAGCAAAACAATTAGTTACTGAAGCATCTTCAAATGGTACAACAGGTGGAACATTTACAGTTGGTGCAGGAGCACAATGGGCTGGTGTTGCTTTACCCTTAGTACGTAAAGTATTTGGTGCAATTTCAACTAAAGAATTTGTATCATTACAACCAATGAATTTGCCTTCTGGTCTTGTATTCTTCTTGGATTTCCAATATGACCAAACAAAACAATTGAAGTTTGGACCTGCAGGTACTGCATTTACATCACCAGCTTCTATGTATGGTGATACAAATCCTGGAGTTGCTACAAACGCAAACGGTGGTTTATATGGTGCAGGTAGATTTGGATATTCAATTAACCAATTCACAGCATCAGTTGGAGTTACAGTTGCAACAGCATCATGGGCTCAATTGAACTATTCAGCTGAATTATCAGCATCATATGCTGCATACACTGCAGTTACAGTTACAGCAGGACAATTAACGAACCCAGATCATAAAGGTGTTAGAGCATTCTCATTAGCATCAGGTTCAACAATGTCAGCTAATACATCAGCATTGATTCTTCCTCAATATACTGATACTGATGGTACTACACTTACATTTATTTATAATGGTGCAGTTGGTGCAGCAGATATTCCAAAAGCAGGAGTTAGTTCTTCTTTATGGTATAATGTACAACCAGTTGACAACAACAGAGGTGATTTCGAAGATGCATCAGGTGCAGGATATAACAATGCTGCTTCAACATCAACAGATTCACTAGCTATTCCACAAATTGATGTGAAAATGAAATCTGAAGCAATTGTTGCTAAAACACGTAAGTTGAAAGCACAATGGACACCAGAATTTGCACAAGATTTGAACGCATATCAAGCATTAGATGCAGAAGCTGAAATGACATCAATCATGTCTGAATATATCTCATTAGAGATCGATTTAGAAGTATTAGATATGTTGATTCAAGATGCATCAGCCC